GGGAATAAAATATGCCACACAAGATGGTGCTAGAAAATAACAACTAAAAAAATATAATCAAATAAATAATAAATTATGAGTTTAAAATCGTTACAAACAAAAATTGGAGTTACAGCGGACGGGGCATTTGGTCCTGGAACATTAAAAGCTGCAATGGCTTATTACAAATTAACACCTTTAAGAGCAACACATTTCTTTGCTCAAACAAGCCACGAAACAGGTGAATTTAAATTATTTGCTGAAAACTTAAATTACTCAGTTGATGGATTGAAAAAAATATTCCCTAAATATTTCCCAGGAACATTAGCAGAAGGATATGCTCGCAATCCTGAAAAAATAGCTAATTTAGTTTATGGAAATAGAATGGGTAATGGAGTAGAAGCAAGTGGAGATGGATATAAATTTCGTGGACGTGGTGCTTTACAATTAACTGGTAAATCAAATTATGAAGCATTTTCTAAATACTTAAACAAACCAGAAATCATGACTAATCCAGATTTAGTAGCAAATGAATATGCTTTTGAATCAGCTATGTTTTTCTTCGATAAAAACAAATTGTGGGATATCTGTGATAAAGGAGTAGATGATGCTACAATAACAGCATTAACTAAACGAATCAATGGTGGTACAAATGGTTTAGATCATCGAAAAGCCCTTACTTTAAAGTATCATGGGTACGTAAAATAAAATTAAAGAAAGGCTTGGATTACCAAGTCTTCTTTCTTATATTTAAGTAAATAAAAATTAAAGTTATGAAAGTTCACAAACCACTTCCTATTCCTGAAGATAGTGCTTGGAATAGAAAAACCTGGAAAACATATATTCCTATTTGGTTAAAGGAAATTATTAATGGTATTTCAAATATTATTAAATGGGCTCCTATTATTTACAAAGATAGGAATTGGGATGACCACTACATTTTTGAAATGTTAAAATTTAAATTAATCCAACAACGTAAAGAATTAGTTAATGCAAATAGACATACAAGGATAGAAGATACAAACAGATATATTACAATTTGTTTAAATCTTATAGAACTAATTCAAGAAGAGTACCACGCTTGTGAATATTTGGATTATGTAGAGTCAAATTTTAGATTCGAACCTACTGGGGAACAATATGAAGGACAAGACACTTATGAATTAAAGGACGAAATAATAAGTGAAAGATATGATGAATACTTAAGTAAATATAAGTCTTCTGTTAGACATATCCTTAAAAATGGGTATAGAGGTTTAGAGATAGAAGAAGATGATAAAGGTAGGTTATGTTTATATGTAGGTCAATATAATCAAGAAAAGTGTCAAAAATTATTGTTTAAAGTATTAAATGAAAAAATAAATCATTGGTGGGATTAAAAAACAAAACAGGTTATGAAACATATATTTAAAAGATTATTTCAAAAGTTAGCCCTTAAAGTATATCGTATGGCTAATCAAAACAAAAGTTCAATTCCTAAAAACGAATATGAAACAGAATGTGTAGCAATTTGTAAAAATCTAATTGCAAAGAAAGATACTGCATTGCTAATATCTCCAATTTCAGGAAAACGATATATTAAAAGTGATGATAATCAAATATTCATTATTATTGAACCAAAACAACTTACTATAGTAAACCATCAGTACAGTTATAATATTGATATTTGGGGAAAACCATTCGAACGAATATCTAAAATATTTGATATTGAAGTAGAAAAACGTAGAGAAAAAATGGAAAATGAAATTCGATCAAATGTAAAACATTCATTAACTAACATTTATAAAAATTTAACTTATGAACAAATTTAATAACCTATTTTATACAGGATTTTTTATAGTATTAAGTCCTATTATTGTAATATTAACAATGTTTTTGATGAGTTCATATGCAAATAGAACCCCAGAACCAGAACCAGAACAACCTAAATTTTACGACACAGTAAAAGTACAAGTAAAAGAAAAAATAACTGTGTACGACACAGTAAAAGTAGAAAAAATAAAATATATTGAAAAACCAAAACTACAACTTGACAGCCTATGATTTTTTTAATAACATTAGCAATAGTAACAGTAATAGCCTTTTTTTGGGTTAGAGGAATAGATGATATGCATAAAAATTATCCTGACTATAAAGGTGAAGATTTATTTGATGAAGAAGAAGATAAAAAATAAATATATGGAAAAAAAACACGTACCGTTTGTCTCGGAAGTAGAGACATTTAATGAAGTAATGGGTAAAGGTTGGCAAAATCGAACTACTCCAACAATTGATAAAGCAGATGCTGATTTTGTAATTAATTTTATTCAAGAAGAACTTGATGAATTAAAACAAGCAGTAGAAGAAAATGATATAGTAGGAGTATTAGATGCTATATTAGATATTACTTATGTAGGATTAGGAAATGGAGCTTTAGTGTTTGGTTTAAAAGATAAAATTGAACCAGGTTATGCTGAAGTACAAGCCTCTAATTTATCTAAAGTTTGTAAAACAGAAGAAGAAGCACGATTAACAGTAATTAAGCGATCTCAAGAACAAGGTCGTTCATGTCACTATGAAAAAGTAGGAGATGGGTATGTTGTATATAGAGATGATAAAAAAATTATGAAAAGTTTAAACTATTTTCCTCCAAATCTAAACCAATTTTTTACAGAGGATGAAATAAATTCATGTAAAAAATAGATCTCTTACATATTTATTATCGATAACTAGATAGTAAAGTATATGACAAAAATTTATTTGATTGAAAATTGTTTTGGAGATCCAAACAAAGTATATATTGGGAAAACCATTAATAGTAGATATAATCCTCACAAATATACATTTGGAGAAAATATCAAATATACTATTATAGATGAAATTAATTCTTTAGATAAAAAAGATTGGAAACCTTTAGAATGTTATTGGATTGAACAATTTAAACAGTGGAATTTTAGTGTTTTAAATAAAAATAAAGGAGGAAGTGGTCCTTCTTATTTAGATGAAGAACAAAGAAAAAATTTAAGAGTTCCTAAAAAGAATAAAGAAAAATATTCATATCCTAAAACTCAACGTTTTATAAATTCTGTAAAGGGAAAACATAAAATTTACCCTGAAAGTAGAAATAAAAATATAAGTCAATCTTTAAAAGGATATAAACAAACCCAAGAACATATTTTAAAAAGATCTGCCCATTTAAAAGATAAACCTAATATAAAAAACCAAAAACCAAAACCAGAAGGATTTGGAAAAATTATTAGTGAAAAGTTGAAAGGAAAAAAATATGATTTTACATCAAAGCCTATTATCCAATATGATTTAAATAGAAATTTTATACAAGAATTTCCTTCTATTACTAAGGCATGTGATATTATATTTAACGATAGATCTAAAAATCCAAATATAACTAAATGTTGTCAAGGAAAAATAAAAACAGCTTATGGATTCATTTGGAAATACAAAATTTAATTCGTATATTCAATATTATAAAATTTAAAATAAAATAAACTTGTATCAATCAATTTATTACGATTATCAAACTTACACTTACTATCTTCGTGATGATAAAGCTGGGTGGTCCGATTTTCAATACCAACCTACTTATTGGAAACGAGTTGATGAATGGCAAGAGAATGCTCAACCTATATTAACAGGTGGATGGGCTGTTCCTACTAAAAAATTCAACAAAGAAGATACTAATTTATTAGAAAAAGATATTAGTAAAGAATTAGTTGTATTAAGAGAATTGTACTATAAATTTGATGATGTTGTTCCTGAATGGCACAATATTGTTCATCTGGATATTGAGATTGAAATGGGGGGAGCATTAACACCTGAATATGTTAAAGCTGCTCCTATGCCAATCACTTCTATTGCTTTAATAGATATGACTACAAAAACAAAAATATGTTTTGTTGTAGATAAAAGCAAAGAAATTCAAGAAACAAATCAAGATGGTAAATTAATTATTCCTTGCCATTCAGAAAAAGAATTAATTAGACGTTTTTTAGATAAATGGGAAGAACTAGATCCTACAATTGTAATAGGATGGAACAGTGCTTATTTTGATATACCTTATATTTACTACAGATTAAAACAAGTAGTGGGGGAAGAAGAAGTATTACGTTTATCTCCAATCAAAAAGATTAACATAAGAGATTTTGCTGGTGAAACACAAATCACTATAGGAGGAATTAATCACTTAGATTACATGTTGCTTCATAAAAAATACATTATGAAGGAAGAATCATCATATAAATTAGGGGATATAGGAACTAAATATGTTGGGTTAGGTAAAATAGAATATGAAGGTAACTTAAATACATTATTTAAAAGCGATATAAATAAATTTATTGATTATAACTTACGAGACGTTGAAATTATTGAAAAATTAGAAGAAAAACTTAAATTCATTGAATTAACTATAATGATTTCTCATATATGTAATATACCTTATGAGAGTATTTATTATAACACAGTAATGAATGAGGGTGCTATTTTGAAATACCTTAAACGTGAAGGCATTGTTTCGCCGAACAAACCAACCACACATAACCCTTCCTTAAAAAATGTTAAGGAGAGTTATGCTGGTGGTTATTTACTAGAACCAATTCCTGGTTTGTATTTTGATGTAATTGATTTAGACTTTACCTCACTATATCCTTCAATTATTAAATCACTTAATTTAGGTATTGAAACATTGGTAGGTAGAATTAAAGTAGATCATAACCCAACTTATGAACAAAACCATTCATTAGAAAAACTTAAAGAAAGAGATCCTGAAGAAATAGTTATTATTGAAAAACTAGACAAAATAAATTATATAACTAAATCAACTAAAATTACTTTAAAAAATCTAATAAAATTAATTGAAGATAATAATTTAACAATAGCAGCATCAGGTGCTATGTTTAGAACTGATGAAAAAAGTGTTGTATCAACTATTTTAGCAGGATGGTTTGATAAACGAGAGCATTATAGAGATTTAAAGAAAAAAGCAGGTAAAGAAGAGGATTGGGCAAACTATAAATTGTATGATTTATTCCAACACGCATTTAAAATCTTACAAAACGCAATGTATGGTACATTTGCTATCCATGGATGGAGATATACTGATGGTCAATTAATTTGTAGTGCTGCTATTACTAATTCAGGACAAAGATTAACTTGTGAATCAATTGATTTTGTAAATAATAAAATAAACACTGAACTAGACACAGAAAAACAACATGTTTGCATTAGCGATACAGATTCAATGTATATTGTGTTGGGTGATTTATTGAATCATAGATACCCAAACCTCCCACCTGAAGAAAAAAACGATAAAATACTTAAATTAGCTCAAGAAATTCAAAATGAAGCAAACGCTGATTTGAATCGTATTTGTAAAAGTTTATACAACATTAAACCAAACACTCACTACTTCCAATTAAAGCAAGAAGTAATTTGTGCTAGTGTACTTACAACAGGTAAACGAAGGTATGCAATGTATGTTACTAATAAAGAAGGTGTTTCTGTAGAAGAATTAGATATGAAAGGGCTTGAACTAATGAAATCCAATATGAATAAATTATTTAAAAAATTTGGAGAGGACTTTATTAAAAATATATTGTTTGGTAAACCTAAAAACGAAATAGATAAAGAAATAGTTACCTTTTATAAATCATTACGTACATTAGATCCTAGAGTATTAGGTAAACCAACTGGAGTAAAACAAATAGCCAACTATCACATACCAGCTCGTACTGGAGAAATGTTTAGTTCATTTAGATTAAAAGCCCCAGCAAATTCAAAAGCAGCAGTGCGTTACAATGATTTACTTAAATTTAAACGTTTGGATAAAAAATACGAATCTATAATTGAAGGCGATAAATTGTTCATTATTAATTTAAAACAAAATCCTTACAACTTAGAAACAATTGGTTTACCAAACGCTCAAGTACCTCCTGAAATTGAGGAATTTGTTAAAATATATATTGATGTTGAGGAAATATTTCAATCGTTATTAGGTAATAAGTTGAGAAATCTTTATCTTGATCTTTCTTGGGAATTTCCGTCTCTTAATCCAAATGTTGAAAAATTCTTTGCTTTTAACTAAAAATTACATATATTAAAGTTATGATACAAAAATTCGAATTACAAGCAGTTATTAATAAATATTACCTAAACGGGCTTATTGAAGCTGTTAAATGGGATATTAAAAGTAAAAACCTAAGTATTAAATTTACATCCCCAACCAGAGAAATGCTTGGTGAAATTACATACCAAAACTTCCCATTACCTGACTCATCTGTTGGTATTAGTAATACATCACAATTACTAAAATTAATTAGTATAACAGCAGGAGATGTATTGTTAAATTATATTCAACAAGGTAAAACACCATCAAAATTAATAGTATCCGATAATCAATTTACAGTTAACTACACTTTAGCAGATATTTTAACTATACCTAAAGCAGGAGCCTACAACGGATCAAACGAATACAATTTAGAAACTGAATTAAATAATGAAATTATAGTTGCATTAATTAAAGCTAAATCAGCATTACCTGAAAGTACTACAGTTATGTTATCACCAACAATAAGTTTGGATGGTGATTTTCAATTAGAAATGGTATTTGGAGGAGATATAGAATACGCAAATAAAGTTTCTTATTTTTTATCTGATTTTGTACAAAAAGATGTACCATCAAGTTTTTCATTAGGATTTAATTCGGATTTGATTAAAGAAATATTAAATTTCAATAAAGAAGCTACTAAATCCAAAATGTCTATTAATTTAGAAGGATTAATGAAATTAGAATTCGAAACAGATACAATAAAAAGTGTTTATTATTTAGTTAAAAAAGATATATGATGTTTACATTAGTAAGACAATTTATTACTTACAATAATGATTTGTATGTAGTTAAAAGAACAATTAAAGAAGAATCAAAACCAATCATAGATGATTGGAGAGAACACTTACAAGCGGATATGGTAGTAAAAAAAGAAGGATTATTATATTTTTTACAAAAAGTGGAAGAAGCACAAATTGTTGAAGAAGATAATTTAGAGCTTGGACAACCAACTGAAAGTTAATATATTTATACGAGTAAACAAAGTTATAAAAAATAAAATCTATGTCAAAATTACAAGCTGTATTTAACAGCATTATCGTTAAGCCTCTAGACGAGGAAGAAATAACCTACGGCTCTATAGTAGTACCCGATTTAGGAAAAGAAAAAGGATTACGTGGTACAATTGTATCTGTAGGTCCTGGCTACTACTGTGCAACCGGTCAATTTGTTACTTCAACACTCAAAGAAGGACAACAAGTGGTACTACCCGCAGTTGGAGTATCTAAAGTAGAATTGGATGGTCAAGAATATTGGTCATGTAGTGAAAATCAAGTATTAGCAGTTATTAATGATTAATTAAAAATCTATGGATTTTAATAATCAATATAAAGTAAATATTTCTCAAATACGAAAAGAATATCCAAATTTTAAAGAATATGGAGATAATTGGATGTTAGAAATATATTCTCAAATATGTGAAGAACAACTAATAAAAGAATTTATAAATCAAACTATTCCTACTAATAAAACAATTGAAATATTTAAAGAAAGATTTAAAGATAAATATTCAAATATTGAAAAAATAGGACATGAAAAATTTAAAATTTCTCTTAATAAAATTATAAATAATCAATTTTTAAATATAAAAGATATTAATAATTTCGTAGAATCTTTTGGTTGGTTTATATCTAAAATAAATGGATTTCCTTTTAGTGAAAAAGATTTAAAACATTTTATTTTTAATTCTAACACAATTGAATTAGAATTTGAACCTAGATATGATTTAGAAATAACAACTGTTGAAGATAAAATATATCATTTAACTTTTGATATTTTTTGGGATAAAATAAAAGATATAGGTTTAACTCCAAAAAACAAATCTAAAATCTCTAACCACCCAGAAAGAATTTATTTTGTAGAAAAATATAATGAAAAGGAGTTTGATAGATTATCTAATTTTTTATATAAAACACTTCCTCCTGACACAAGAGAATTAATAGAAAAGTGTTATTTATTAGAAATAGATGCTAGATTATTGATTGAAAATAAAAAAACAAAATTCTATAAAGATCCAAATTATTCATTAGGAATATGGACTTTTGAAAATATCCCTCCTGTTTATATAAATGAAATAAAAGAAATAAAAATAAAATAAAAATATGAATAAAATAATAGAATTCGGGCCAGACGCTCGTAAAAAATTAGTTAGTGGTATTAATAAATTAGCAGAAGCAGTTACTTCAACTTTAGGACCAAATGGTAGAAACGTTATTTACACTGAATATGGTGAAGTAAGAAGTACTAAAGATGGTGTTAGTGTAGCTAAACAGATAGCAAATCTAGAAGATCCTATTGAAAATTTAGGTGTAGAAATGATTAAACAAACATCAATTAAAACAGCAAACAGTGCTGGTGATGGTACAACTACATCTACTTTATTAGCACAAAGTATTATTAATGAAGGTTTATCTTATTTAGATAAAGGAGCAAATGCTGTAGAAATTAAACGTGGTATTGATTTAGCAACAAAAGAAGTAATTGAATGCTTACGTAATGAAATATCTCAAGATATTACTTCAGAAACTCAATTAGAACAAATTGCTACTATTTCAGCAAATAACGATTCTGAAATAGGTAAATTAATTGCTACAGCAATGGAAAAAGTAGGTCGTGATGGAGTTGTTACTATTGAAGAATCAAAAACAGGAGAAACATATCTTGAAACAGTTGAAGGTATGCAATTCGATAGAGGATATAAATCACATTATTTTGTTACAAACAACAATGATATGACTTGTACTTTAGAAGAACCATTTATTTTGATTGCAGATAGAAAATTTAATCAAGTAAAAGATTTATTGCCTATTTTAGAAGGTATTTCGGGAACAGGAAAATCATTATTGATTGTTGCTGAAGATATTGATGGAGAGGCTTTATCTACTCTTATTGTAAATAAAATGAGAGGTACATTAAAAGTAGCAGCTGTTAAAGCTCCTGACTTTGGTGATCGTAGAAAATTATTACTTGAAGACATGGCTATTATGACTGGTGGACAAGTATTTTCTTCTGAAAAAGGAATGAAACTAGATAAATTTAGTTGGGATTGGTTTGGTAAATCACGTTTAGTAACTATTACTAAAGACCAAACAACAATTGTTGATGGTAAAGGTAATTTAGAAAAAATTGAATCTAGAATTGATGAATTACAATCTCAAATTGATAAATCAACAGTAGCATTTGAAAAAGAAAAATTACAAGAACGTTTAGCTAAATTTATTGGTGGTGTAGCTATTATTCACGTAGGTGGAAATAGTGAACTAGAAATGAAAGAAACTAAAGATAGAGTTGATGATGCTTTACACGCCACAAAAGCAGCAATTGAAGAAGGAATTGTACCAGGTGGTGGAGCAGCATTATTATATGCTAGAGAAGCAATTACTGAAAAAGAAATAAAATTTGGTTCTGATATTCATATTGGTAGAAAAATTGTTTACAAAGCATGTTCCTCACCATTTATGAAAATTCTAACAAATGCTGGATACACAGAAGGTGAATGTTATGGTTTGATTAATGAGTTAAGTGGAGACGATACTTGGAAAGGATACAACATTAAAACTCAACAATTTGTTAACATGAAAGAAGCAGGTATTATTGATCCATCCAAAGTTACTCGTAATGCTTTAGAAAACGCAGCATCAGTTGCAGGTACAGTATTATTAACTGAAGCAGCAATTGTAGAAATTAAAAACGATAAAGACAATAACGATGCTATGGCAGGAATGGCAGGCATGATGTAATATGGAAAAAGTAGAAAAAAATATATTAATAGCACAGCGTGTCCCTCCTGGGGACCGCTGGTCGCTAGTTGATGGTTTTGCAAAAGATGTTCACAATAGTTTAACTGAAACACTAGAAGCGTATTTTCAACAAACACAAACCAAATGTGAATTTAGATTAGCACCTTTAAAAGGAGAGTTGTATATGATTACTACTGAAGAAGTAGCTCCACCACCTCCTCCACCAGCTAAAAAATTCAATATTTATGGAGATTATTAGGATTTCAAAACTCTAAATCGTATATTAAAAATAAAAGTTATGTCAAAAAAGTTACACACCATCCTAAATGAACGTTACCGTCCTGACACTCTAGAAGGATACATTTGTAAAGATGAATATAAATCTAAATTTGAAGAATTCATCAAAAATCAAGATATCCCACACCTAGGATTCTTTGGGAAACCAGGTGCTGGTAAAACAACAATTGCTAAAATATTAACTAAAAATATTGATTGTGATTATTTGTATATTAATGCAACTGATGAACGTTCAATAGAAGTAATG